CTCTTTCACATACACTGCATCGTAAACATATAGTAAAGAGCCTACTGATTCATTGTATGTTTCTATAAACTCTTGCATGATTCTAACTTCTTTATCGATTAACAGTACTGACATATTAGAATGAGCTGATTTTCCAATTTTTATAGCCTTTCCTGACTTCACTCTATCCAAATAACGGAAGAACTTATGATAATCTTTCATAAGGAAGTCATCCATCTTACCAAATTTCTCAATATTCTTCTTAGAGCCGATTGTAGAGCCGTTTAAAATCCTACTATTCCAGTATGACAAAGCTAGTATTTTAGCCTCTGGTCGTGATATTCCAAGTAGTTCAGCAACTTTGGTATGAGAATCTCCTGTAAGGAATTCTGGAATTTCTACTTTAGCATAATCACTATACAACTTTCCAACTATCCTACTGTGTAAAGCAGTGGCATCAATCTCGACAATTTTATCACCATCAATCAAAATCTCTTGGCGAATCCACTTTGGAATATTGCTTAGAAAGCAATAAAATCTATCATAGTAGGTCTCTCTACCATTATTATATCTTTTTCGAGCCTTGACCTTCTTTGACCCATTTAAAGTGATTGTGTAGTTGTAAAGATGAATGTTAATATCCACAAATGGGCATCCTTCTTTCAGTTTCCCTCGTATTGTGTATGTGAATGTCTCACCATTAGCTTTCTTCTTAGTCACAGTCTTTCCATTATCATCTGACATCCATTCCTGTGGGATTCCATCAGAGTAAATTCTACCGTATTTGTCTTTCTCCTTATTCTTTACCATCTTCACAGCAACCTCTTGAAGTCTTTCTGTGGTTGGGAATGTATAAGATTGTATCATCCTATCAGAAAGAAGTTTAGTCTCGAAATTTACTGCCTGATCTTCAGCATTATCAAACAAATCTTGTAGTTCCTTTTCTATCTTTTTCTGAAATGATTCTACATTCTTCTTTATCTTGAAGAAGTATTTCTTAGGTGTTCTAAAGAGTTGTTCTGATACTAAAAAATGTCTACATCTTTTGTCAGCTATCGTCTCTCCCTTTGAATAGTTCACATAAGATTTCTGCTCACTGTAAAGTTCTAAAAACTTATACTTAATCAAGAAGTTCACCATCTGTATGATGTTAGACTTTGACATCCCAAGTGTATTGGAAATCAACCCTGTAGATGACTCACTGTTCATGTTAAAGAAGATAGTTGGGGGTGTCTCTCCATCTAAAACGTCTGTACCCTTATATGAGGTACTGTTCGCCTTCGGCTCTGTTTTTTGTATTTCTGTTGTGTTATTGCTACGGTTGTAGATGTATAGAGAGAATATTGAAGAGATAACGAAAAGATATTTTTCATATAGTTTGAAAGATTGTTTATTTACTGTTCCATTCTTATTGAACATGTTGTAAGACGTATCTTTTAACATACATGAAAATATTGGACATTGAATTTTTGTTCTCTTGTTTAGATCTTCTATAGGATTGTTGATGCCAAACCCTTGTGGTAAAGTTATAGCTTCTCCATTATCAGGGAAAAAACATTCTTTAACGGATGTGAAATTTGTTCTATTGAGTTTGATCATAGAGGAATATACAACATAAAATTGGATTTTCCTAATTTTGTGGGAAGATTTTTTGCACAGTAACTGTTTTATCAGGATTTAATGGTAATCCAGTTTCTTTTTATAGTATTAGTTTAAAATTATTAAATGATAACATGATATGTTTTTTAGTTTTGTGGATCGTGAGTGATTCGAACACTCGTCCTACAGCCTCCAATTGTTGGTTTAGCCATAGTCAACAAACCTTTACGACCCATTTGTAGCTCCCCATGAAGAATTCGAATCTTCATACCGTTCTAGACGGAGTATACCAAAGCGATTGGCCACTTACGTTAGTGTAATGAGGAATTTATAGAGCGATTAGTGAGGTTTGAACTCACATTCCCCATTTTATTCGAATAACGGGATTCTACCTTGAAATATAATCGCTGAAGACTTTCTAAGAGCTTACCGTTTGTTCGACAAACATAATGGAATTTACTTTTACCACTGCAGTGGTATTCCAAGGGTCATTTGTAGAATAGAAAGTCTTTGCTCCACCTGAAGAATTCGAATCTCCATAACCTTTTACAGTATACACACGATTAACAGTCGTGGCTCTTACCAATTAGAGTAAGGTGGAATTTATAACTATTTACTATTTCTTTTTTCTTTTATTTATATAAACGGTTAACAGCTACTTGCCAATTTGTTTTTCTTTGTGCCGACACCCAGATTCGAACTGGGAATTTATAGGTTATGAGCCTCTTGTAGGATTTGAACCCACGACAACATCAAAATTAACAGTTTCGCGCTCTACCAACTGAGCTATCACGAAATTTAACACTGGGTTTAGAACGCTCCAGAAGACCCAGTGTATACTTATGAATATAATAAAACTTTTATTTCTACATATCCAAATTATATTTATATCTTTATAAAAGAGCTAGTAACACCAATATCTGTAGAATATTTATTATAGAACTTATTCGAAGGATCTAGCCAAGAGAATAAGAAATTCCTTATTTCTCCTGCTCTAAACGGAATATTTTGAAAACCTTTTCCAAGTGTTGTTTCTGGAAATTCCATAAGAACAATTCGTTTCTCTACCTTCGGATAAGCGTTAGCTATATGCATGAGACCTGAATTCACTCCAATAAATCTTTGAGAAGTAGAAATCTCTTTAGCAACGTCGAATAGGTTCAAAGTTCCTCTTAGGTCTATAGCCTTTCCTCCAAGAGGCTTATCATCCTTACCACCTACTTGATATATCTCCCATCCTTCATAGTTTTCATGAATAGCTTTAATCACTTCGTCGGACATTATACGTTGTGAATCTTCTCCAAGATGGTATCGTATCTGATCTTCACCAACAATAGCACGATTACTTCCTGTGGTATGTACAACTAACTTCTTTGCTTGTTGTGGTAAATCCTCATGGATATATAACCTAGGATGTCTTAACGTTAGTTTATCTATATCATATCCTGTACAAAAAAGAAGCCATTCAGCTTGTGAAGATATACTAAAACTGTTTCTTTCTGATATGTACATCTTTACTATTTCCTGATGCCTAGTATCACATAACATAGGAACGTTTTGAATATCATGGGACTTACAATCGAACATGACATATGGATTATATCTAAACACCCATTTAGCTCTATAATCATCAACTAATATTTTATTTCCTGTTAAATTATAAAAGTTTTCAGGTAGAGAACTACATACGATGAGGTCTCCAATACCATGCGCCAAGAAATCTAATCGATACACTTTTTCATTTTTCATAAATATTAGTTTAAAGTTTTATAAATATATGCAGAAATAAAAATGTCATCCACGAGATTGCAGTCCCCGATGACTCTATGTAAGATAACCATAATAATTTAAAAACAAAACTAATATGTTACACAGCATCATTGATACCTCTATTTATACTGCCGAATTAACAAAGAAAGAAAAATTTTACGACTATACTTATTGGATTACTAACATAAAAGAACAAAAACATTACATCGGAGTAAGGTCTTGTAATATTCCTCCTATGCATGATTTGGGTATAAAATATTTCAGTTCAAAAACAAAAAACGGTAAACTCGATTATGATTTTTTAAATGAACAAAAAGAGAATCCAGAAAATTGGGAGTATAGAATCATTGGATTATTTAAATCTCGCAAAGATGCACTTTTTAATGAAATAGAATTACACGAGGTGTATAACGTTGGGAAGAATCCACGTTTTTATAATTCCTCAAAACAAACTTCTATAGGATTTGATTTGAGTGGAGTAAAAAGAACATCAGTTTCTAAATTAATAGGGAAAGGAAGAATTATACAACAATTTTATAAAAATGGAATTATAATAAAGGAAGATACGATTGATGTTTTCAGAAACGATGGATTTTGTTCGTCTATGATATATTGTTGTTGTAATGGAAAAACTAAAGTACATCATGGGTTTATTTTTAAATATAAAGATGATGAAAATTGGAAATCCCCTAATTTCGAACGATCAGAAGAATCTAAAGAAAACCATAGAAAAGGTATAGCTTTAAGTTATCTAAAAAGAAGTATAATATATGAACAGATAAATCTACAAGGAAATGTAGTAGATGAAGGAAATAAGCAATATTTTACACAAAAAGGATATTCATATAAAAATATTAATGCATGTTCTACTGGGACTAAAAAATTTCACAAAAAATATACATGGAGAAAGAAAGATGACATAAATTGGAAATTTCCAGAATACGAATGGAAGCCATTCAATAAAAGTGTTAAATAATTAATATGGTTATACATATTTTACATTTTTAATGTTCCCTACCACAATGACAATAATCACAAATTGCACGAAGATTTGATTCATCTAATTCTAAAGATTTGTCAACGGATCTTGGAATAATGTGGTCAATCGTCATCTTAACTTTCCTACCATTTTCGTTGAAATCTTCTATAGTTCTTCCACAGAGTGTGCATCGTCCTTCTGCTTTCTCTAATGTTTTTGTTCTTAATCGTTTCCATTCTATTTTATCATAAAAAGGATCTTTCTTTCTCTTCGGTTTCTTTGCTGATTTTGGTTTTCTTACTGATGGAGAGACTTCTTCTTCTTTACCACCTTCGTTGATTGGTAGAGGTTTAGGTTTTTTTCTATAGAAGATATACCTGAAGGTTTTATTTTTTGTTGACATAAAATATCTTTAGAAGGTTGTGAACAAGAGAGAGTATAAATATATTTATAAACTAAAAAAATATGTCTATAAATTGGTTATACGAAGGTGAAGAGTTTACTTCTGAGGATATAGGAAACAATTTTGGATTCATTTATATCATTGAGTATTTGAAGACAGGACAGAAGTATATTGGTCGAAAGAACTTTAAAACCTTAAGAAGAGATCCTAAAGCAAAAACAAAGAAGAGAGTGTCGAAAGAGTCTGATTGGAAGAACTATTATTCTAGTTCTCCTGTTCTGAAAAATCTTGTGAAAGAAATGGGGAAAGAAGAGTTTAAGAGAGAAATATTACTGTTATGTAAAAGTAATGGAGAACTTACTTATTCAGAAACTAAGTATCTTTTCAAGAACGATGTTTTAGAAAGTGATTTATGGTTCAATGACAATATCATAGGAAGGTATTATAGTAAAAACGTATTAAAGTATTTCACACCTTCCTAAACTGATTAAATCTCAATAGTGCTCCAATGCCGTCAAATGTGTTATCAGATAACATAGCCATAATATCGGTATTGGAGTTGTTGATAACCATCTCATTAATATCTTTCCCTATAATATAATTCGGAAAGATTACGATTTTATTTCCACCATCTATAATCTTCTTATAAACATTAACTATCTCTCTATTTCTACTCTCATTGTCCGATACATACACAATAGTGAGATGCTTCAATAAAGATTCTGGTAATGCCTTCTCAAATCTTAAAAGATCCGATGTATTCACCGCAACTGCATTTTCTAGCATAATAGAATCTGCCGCTCCCTCCACAACAAAAATCTTCTTATTAAGGTCTATTTTAAAGTCTCCCTTAGAGTCATATAATCCGAATATTCCAATTTCATCATAGAATTTCAAATTAATATATCGCTTTTTAGCCGTAGGCGAAATTGATCGACAAATCACTTCAATGATAATTCCTTTGTTATTGTATATAGGAAATACTATTCGAAGCTCTTTCAGAAACTTAGAATCTTTGTACTTATCTATGTAATTCATATTCTTAAAATTCTCAATGACAAATATAGATGAGAACTTAGCCGAAGGCGTTTTCCTTCCCTCCAGATATTTTACAACCTCTGGATAGTCAGTGCAAGGCTTTAGAAAAGACAAAACAATATTATGTGCTGAAAGGTCAATATCTGATTTCTCCTTAAAAATTAAGGTAGATTTTCCTTTTTCCCACTTAGTTCCTTTGAGTTTATCAAAGACATATTCTTTATAAATCTCAGGGAATTTCAATTTTAGATAGTTTCCAAAGGACATTTGAGCATTGCAATTGAAGCAGTGGAAAAAATACGTGTCTCTCTGAATGAGCCATGCTCTTGTTTTATATCCAGTGGAACCATCCCCACAACAGTTGCAACGGAAATTAAATTTCCCGTTACCAAGGTCTTTAAATCCTTCAAGATAAAGCGAGATTTTATGTATGAACTCTAATTCATTGAGCATGGTGGAAAACTGTTTTTTTATAAATATAAATAAAGATATCAATAATATATATTATTAAAACCAAAAAACAAAAATTCTTATGAGTTTAATTCCTACATATCCGTCAGTAGTTACAAATGAGGTAGATCTCTCGAATAGAGTATCTAACGGTCAGACTACATCATACGGAGCAATCGCAATAAATTCAAGTTGGGGGCCATGTGAAGAAATCAACCTAATTGACACAGAACAGACTTTGGTCAGTACTTTCGGTAAACCAAACTCAAACACATACATTGATTTCTTTGTTGCTTCAAACTTTTTAACTTATTCATCTTCTTTACAGACTGTGAGAGTTGTAGATTCTTTAGCTAAGAATGCAACATCAGGCGCATCTGCCGTTCAGGTAAAGAATTCACATGAGTATTACGCAAATACCGTAACTCTTACCAATTCTGGTGCATGGGTTGCTAAATTTCCTGGGTATAGAGGAAACTCTTTAGGTGTTGCAGTTATCGATTCTGTCAGTGCAAATACCGTTGTTGCATCAGCCGAATTTACTTCAAACGTAGCTAATACCAATGTGTATGGTACATGGAACACTTACTTCACATCACTTCCAAGTACTTCAACACAGGCATCTTCTGTTGGTGGTTCTAATGATGAAATGCATGTTCTTGTCTTCGATGAAGATGGTATAGTTTCTGGAACAGCAGGAACACTTCTAGAAAAATATTCATATTTGAGCAAAGCTAAAGGAGCTAAAAAGGAAGACGGAACAAACAACTATTATGTTGATGTTATCAATTCTCAGTCAAATTACCTTTGGATTGGTGCTTCGTACGTTCTTGATGCAGATGGTGTTAAAACGCCTTCGGCTACTTTCACTCCTACTGGAGCAAGTTCAGTTAGTCTTACTGGTGGAGTTGATCCAAGTGCCGCAAACACTACAATGTATGTAAATGGATATGATCTATTCGCAGATAAGAAAACCGTGGATGTTTCACATTTTATTGCAGGAAGCGTTGCACCAGCAACCGTTCAGTCACTTATCACTATTGCAGAAAATAGAGGTGATAGTATTGTTTATGTTTCTCCAGCTTGGTCAGATGTTCAACCTGGACAAAGCCAGTCAACGATTTCAACTAATATCTCAACTTTCAAAAATACAACAATTGGTGTTTCTTCTAGTTATTACTTTGTTGATGGAAACTGGAAATATCAGTATGATAGGTACAATGATGTAAATCGCTGGATTCCTTGTAATGGTGATGTAGCTGGTCTTAAAGCTCTTGCAGAATCAAGTAATGACGTATGGTGGAACGGTTCAGGATATAATAGAGGTATTCTAAGAAATGTGATTAAGCTTGCATGGAATCCTAAAGACCAGTATATGGGTGTTATATATCAGAACTCTGTTAATCCAATCATTAGTGAAGGTGGAAGTTCTATTCTTCTTGGTGACAAGACTGGTCTATCAAAACCTTCAGCATTTGATAGAATCAATGTAAGATCTCTTTTTAATATTCTCAAGAAACAGATTAGTTCGTATCTTAAGTTTGGATTGTTTGAATTCAATGATGAATTTACAAGAACACAGCTTAGTTCGCAAGTAACCACATATATGCAGTCTATTAAGAGCCGCAGAGGTATTCAAGATTATGTAGTTGTTTGTGATGGTACTAATAACACAGGAACGGTTATCGATAATAACCAACTTGTTATGTCTGTTTTTGTTAAACCAAATAAGAGCATTAACTGGATTGTTCTAAATCTCGTGAATGTTGGAAGTTCCGTTTCATTCACTGAAGTGGTTGGATTGTCAGGAATATAAATATAAATATAACTAAATAAGAAAAACAATATGCTACGGACTGCAGAGTTTAAATCAATCTTTATGGGGGACGGACTACGATACGTGGTCAATGGTATTTTAGAATCGACAGGAGAGAAACGAGGAAAAGTTCTTTCTCTTAACGAGTCTAAAACTATTCATGTTATGACTACTAAAGAAAAATACGAATACGCAGAAAGACTTCTTTTTCCTGCTCAACAAGTTTCAGAAGGAAGAGATAAATCGATAAAGCTTTTCGATGTGGTTTGGACTCAAGGTGGGGTTAAACATCACCAGAGAATGAAATCTTCCGATGAGAGAGGAGTACTTGATAGAGTACATTCTCGTGGCGGTTCTGTAGTTTCTTTACAACAAGTTCCAATCAAATTCTAAATAATAAAAAAATGGCTCTTAATGTTTCAAGTTTTAGGTCACAGTTAAAAGGAGATGGCGCAAGACCTTCACTCTTTAGGGTGAGATGTGTTGCTCCAATTTGGGTAGCTTTTCCTACAGAAAAATTCACCTTCCTAGCAAATGCGGCTGAATTGCCTTCTTCACAGATTGGTGAAAAAATCATTCCATATATGGGGCAGGATATAAAGTTTGCAGGAGATCGTACATATCCTGACTATACTATAACTGTTATGAACGATGAAGATTTTGCTATCCGAAACGCTCTTGAGAAATGGAATAATGGTATTTCTCAGTATTCAAGAACTAATGCAGTTCGTGTTGATGGTGCTACATCAGATCCAACCTCGTATGTTGGTACAATGTACGTTGACCAACTTGGAAAAAATGGTGAAGTCATCAAAACCTATAGCCTAATAAACGCATGGCCTGCAATGATTTCTGGTATTGCCCTTGCATGGGGACAGAAAGATGATATCGAACAGTTCCAAGTCAGTTTCCGCTATGATACTCTTGTTTCAGAAGGCGTAACAACTTAATTTTTGAAACATGCCTATTAAATTTACAGAGTTAATTAAAAGGCTAACCGATTATCAAGACATATTTCATGCTCTAAAGAACGCAGTTGTTTCCGAATACACTGCGTTCTTACAATATAATGCAGGAGCAGGAACTTGTCATTGTGATAAGGTAAAAGCATCATTCATCGAAAAAGCTAACGATGAATTTAAACATGTTCAAGTCTTTTATAAAATCATACAAGAACTTGGTGGAACATACATATTCCAACCACAAGATTTGCTTTTTAATACCGACTGTTCACCATTCACCTTACCTTTTGGTGATGCTATCAGAAAAATAGAAGATAACATCAAAGGTGAAAATTGCGCTATCACCTCCTATTCTACCCTTCTTCAAAAATTCGACTTCTCCAAAGAACATACAAAAGCTATTCAGTCAGTAATAGATGAAGAGAAAGTGCACGTCTCTGAACTTGTGAAACTTTTGAAGTTCAAGAAAAAAGAAGAAAAGAATATAGAGCCAGAGCCAGAGCCAGAGCCGAAGGCGTGATATAAATATAGAAAATAATACAAAACTATGAGTGAATTTAAAGAGTGGCTTACCGAAAGTTTTTCTGGAATCTTTAAAAAAGGTGAACAGGATGTTATCGTTAAATATAAGAAAGATGAACAGCTAGTTCCAGATAAAGAAGAAGATGGGGCGATTGTTGTCAATTCATCTGCTTCTGGGTTTTTTGGTCAGTATTTAGATTTGGAGAACAGAACGAAATCTGATTATGAATATATTACTCTCGTTAGACAACTTGCAATGGAGCCAGAATTCGATGGTGCTGTGTCTGAGGTAATTAACGAACTTATAGTAATTGACCAAGACGAAGAACCAGTAAAAATCGATCTTGGCTCTACCGAACTCTCTCAGCCTATCAAGGATAAAATCACAAAAGAATTCGACAACATCATAACCCTTCTAGATTTCACAGCAAAAGGTTACGACATCATGAAGCAGTGGTATATTGATGGACGTTTATATTATCATGTAATTATCGATGATAATAATCCTAAAAAAGGAATCCAACAACTTAGAAATATTGACCCAAGAAGACTAAAATATGTCAAAGAAATTGAGAAATCGAAAGGATTCGGAAACGATGACATAATTGTTCAGGAAAAAGATTACTTCGTTTTCAATAGTAAAGGTAAAGATAGTGCCAACGGTATTAAGATTCACCCTGATAGAATTATATATGCACATTCTGGTATAAAAAATCCTCAGACTGGAGCAATCGTATCACATCTCAATAAAGCTATAAAGCGTTTTAATCAGCTTAGACTTCTTGAAGAATCCGTAATTATCTATCGTTTTTCAAGAGCACCTGAGAGACGTGTATTTTATATCGATATCGGTAATATGCCTCCAAAGAAAGGAGAAAAATATGTACAGGATTTGATGGCAAGATACAGAAATAAAGTAGTTTATGATTCCTCCACAGGCTGTTTTGCAATGAACACTTTAATTCCTTTGCTTGATGGTAGAACCTTATCTTTGGATGAGATTAAAATGGAGTTTGATGGTGGGAAGGAAATGTGGGCGTATTCTTGTGACCCGAAGTCTGGTAAATTTGCACCAGGATTAATAACATGGGCTGGAGTAACCAGAAGAGACGAACAAGTACTTAAGATTACTCTTGATAATGGTAAAGAAATTACTTGTACACTCGATCATAAATTCCCGACAAAAGATGGACGAAAGGTTGAAGCCAAGGATTTAGTTATCGGTGAATCTATGATACCTAATTACACCAGAAAGAATATTATGCATGGAACAAACTCTAATTATGAGCAGTTCTTTGATAATGAATTAGAAAAATGGATATATACGCACCGAGCCGTTTCTCAATGGAAAGATAAACTTGAAATTGAAAACGAATGGGGATTTAATCCAGAGTTTATCAATGAAGAAAAGAAAACAGTTCATCATGCAAATTATAATAGGTATGATAATTCTCCATCAAATTTAACTCGAATGTCATCCCTCGACCATTTTTCGTATCACAAACAGCATAATAAAAATGGTTTGAATGCTAAAAGTATCGTTTCTAAGACAAATGAAAATGGAGATTTGATTAATGAGTGGAGACATATAAATAAATCTAAATCCATTAGATTGTGGAGCGAAAATTCCAACTTCTCACACGCTCATCTAGTGAAAATATGTAAAATTCTTGGGGTTAATACTTATAGGGAATTTAATAAATCTTTATCATTTGTAAATCATAAGATTGTAAATATTGAATACATAGAAGAAAGAATCGATGTAGGAACAATAACAATTGACGGAAAGGAAATTTACCACAATCATCATACATTTGCTCTTGATGCTGGTATTTACACTTTCAACTCAATACGAGAAGATAAAAAATTCTCCTCAATGTTAGAGGACTATTGGATTCCAAAAAATAGTGCTGGTTCTGGCACAAAGATCGAATCCCTTTCAGGTACTCAGCTATCTAACGGAATGGACGATGTTGATGTATTTCGTCGCCAATTTTACATGTCATTAAATGTTCCTCTTTCACGTTTGGAGCCAGATTCAGGATTTTCTATGGGAAGGGCATCAGAGATATCAAGAGAAGAGGTAAAATTCGGAAGATTCTGTACTCGTTTGAGAGTTAAATTCTCTGATTTATTTGACGAGATATTATTAAGACAATTGCTTTTGAAGAACGTTATGTCAAAAGAAGATTGGTTTAAGATTAAGCAGAAAGTAAAGTATAAGTTCAACACTGATAATCATTTCCGAGAACTCCTAGATCAGGAGATACTTTCTAGTAGATTAAGAATTTTACAAGATATTGAGCAGTTCACACCAATGCAGTTTAATAAGGAACTATTTCCGATGTACAGTGTTGAATGGGTTAAAAAACATGTCCTTATGCAAACAGAGGCAGAAATCCAAGAGATTGATGTACAAAGTAAAGAAGAGATGAAGGACATCAGGAAACTGAATGTTTTGCCTAGTCAACTTGGACTTATGCCAGATGGGACTCCGATTTGGCAATTGGAACAACCTCCTCCAGAACCTGCGGCAGGTGGTGGAGCAACACCAACGAAATAATCTGGAAATACAAAGAAATATAAATATAATTAATAACAATTAAATAAACGAAAATGGAAAATAGTATTTTGGATGCAGTATTTAACGGAAATTTTAAAGCTTTTAAAGAATCCGTTTCAAGTGCACTTTATGGTAAAATTGCTTCACGTATTGAGGATGCTAAAGGAGAGGTAGCTAAAGAAATATTTGGTGAGGAGAAAGAATCTGATGACGTTGAATATAAAGAACGTATAAACCATTCTGATAAAAATGGTCATCCTGAAAACGACGAAGATGATGAAGATGACGATGAAGATGATGAAGGTAAGGGTGGAGAATTTCTTGTTCATGTAAAACTATTGGACGTTCCAGATACCGAACTTGAAAACTTTAGGGTTGTCGGTACTTCAAAAGCAGATGTTGAATCTAAGCTTGAGAAATTCTACGGCAAGGGCAAGTATGAAGTCAAGAGTATCAAGTTGAGCGAGGAAGTCGTGGACGAAGCCAAAGTGGATAGAGATTCCTATAAGGTTTATCATGGTTCATATTCTTCCGCTATTGGTGAAGCAGGTGAACATGCAAAAAGACGTGGATATACTCATGATCCTGAAGAACTTGCGAGTAAAGTTGGATTTGGTCCAGAAAAACCTAAAGACGGTGTAAGTAACAGGTTTTCGGTACATCTATATAAAGATGGCGAAAAGCAAAAAAGGATGCATCATTTCCAAGTATATGGAATGGGAAATGGTAGATATGAATTGAATCAATATATGGACCCAAAAGGAAGAGGTAAACAGACATCTAACGAATCCACATTAGAAGAAGGTGGACGTTTCGAGAAGGGTGAAGATATTGGAAAGCCAGGTCTAAAC